GAGCGGACCGAGGCGCGGAACTCTTGCTTGCTGACGCCGAAGTCAAAAAAGCCGCGGAATTGCACGCCGAGCGTGCTGAAATCGGCATCCGCGCTCTCGACGATCGGCGTGTCGCGGCCGTTGAGGAACGCGACCTCGATCGTGGGCAGGTCGGCCGGGTCGCAGAGCAGCCACCACGCGGCGGTGTTATTGCCGGTGATGTTGGTGTTGCTGAGGTAGGAGCTCACCACCACCTGGTACTTGTTGGTCCAGATGTTGCGGTTCGGCACCTTGTCCGTGGTGCTCGAGCCGCCGGTGTTGACGATGAGGCTCGTCATGAGCTCGTCGGCCGTGATCTCGAGCTCGGGCGGGACGAGGAGGATCTTCGGCAAGATCCCGAGCGGGTTGCCGTCCGGGTCGGTCTGCTTGCGGAAGACGATCTGTGCCGCCTTCAGGCCGGCGCTCGACAGGGCCGAGCCGGCGCCGGTGCTGACGTTGTTGTTGCCGGCCGCCCAGAACGTGCCGACGTTGTTCAGGAACTCGGTCCAGAAGACGAGATTGAGCTTCAGCGCGGCGCCGCGGCCGAGCTTCATCGGGATCTGGGTCAGGGCACCCAGGTCGTCGTTGATCAGGTCCGTCCTCGTGATCGCGAACATGCGGCCGTAGGTCTCGGCCTTGTTCGTGTAGCTCTGCTCGCCGGCCGTCGCGTGCTTGATCTCGCCGCTCGGCGCGACCTTCTCATAGATCATGCCGCCCGTGAGCGAGTAGGACGTTACGGTCTTGAAGTCGCGGACGGGCCGGATGGCCGAGATCGCCCGCCATCCGTCCTCGACGGCGTTGAAGCCGGCCACGAGGAACTTGTTCGCGACGTTGGAGAAGATCCCGGGCAGGCTGAGGGTCGAGAATCCCGACGCCCGGATGTTGGCGCCGAAGGCGGCCTCGAGCAATTCCCTGGTGGGGAAGCTGGAGTGGCCGGTGTAGCCGTTCTCCCTGGCCGCCATCATGATCAGGTCGCAGAGCCCGAGGCCGTGCGGGAAGCGGTCGGAGGCGAGGTTGAGCGTCTGCTGATCGTACAGCTTCTCGGCGTCGTCCAGCTTTCCGGCCAGGCAGAGCGCGGCCTCGATGACCTTGGCGCTGGCCTGCACCTGGATGCCGCCGCGCGAGCGGGCCGAGGTCGGGACGTCCCGCATCAGGCGAAGCAACTCCAGTTCGAACTCCTTCAGGCTGCTCTTCGCCTGGATTGCGGCCTTGGACAGCCGCTCGATCTCGTCCGCGAGCACGGGGCGATCCTGGACGGCCTTCTCGGCCATGGCCGTGATCTGGTTGACACGCTCCTGCTCGGCGCGATGGCCGGCGAAGATCTCCTCGAGCGTCTTCGTCGACGATGCGGCCGCCCCGCTGGACGCGGCCGCGGCCACCGTCGCGGTGGCGCCAGCCTTGGCCGCCTGCTCGGCGTCGAAGAGCGCCTTCCAGCCGGCCTTGATGTCTTCGGTGATAGCCGCGGGGTCAATTCCCCTGGCCTGGAGCCATGCAGCGAATTCCATGGAAATAGCCCCTTTCTGGGCCTGGGGGTTTGACGCCGCCACGGAGGCGGTCGTCTGGTGGTCGGCGCCGAGCGCCACGAAGGAGATTTCGAACAGTCGCGCCTCGCGGGCGATCAGGAGCGGGCCGCTGACCTCGCGGCCATTGACCACGGCCTTCTCGCCGGCCTTCAGGAACTCTTGCCGGGTGATCGTGGCGCCGATGCTGGCCTGCCACTCGAAGCCGTTCCTGGCGTTCGTGATGACCTTGGCGGCGGTCGCGTCGTCGGCGGTGATGATGCCGGCCAGGTCGACGCCGCTCGCGTCGATGGTGATGGCGTCGGTCCGCCCGATGATCTGGGCCGGGTCGTGGTCCAGGAGGGCCGGGATCCGGTCCCGGGTCGCCTTCAGGCCGGCCAGGTCGACGACGACCGGCGAGTAGAAGCCGGCCACGCTCATCACGGCGCCGGTGTAGCCCTTGATCTTGAACGTCGGCCGCTTCGGGGCCTCGCCCTCGGCCGCCGCGGTCAGGTCGAGGTCAACCGAGGCCGTGAAGGAGACCGTTTCGGGCGTGGCCGTTTCGGGCTTCTTGGCCGCCCGGAGCACGGGAAGGGTCGGCATTGCCGCCTCCTGATGGTGGGGACTGGTTGGAGCCGGCGCCGCTCCACGCGGACGGCATGGGGAGTCCGTATCGCTCGAAGAGGGCCGCATCCTTGGCCATCTGCGCCACCCGCGTCTCGGGGTCGACGCCCTGGCGGCGGCACTCCTCCGAGAACGACGTGAGGCCGTTCCGCATGAGGATCTCGACCGCGTTGGCCTCCTTCTCGGGGTCGATGTTCTCGAGGGCCGGCCACAGCCAGGTCGGGGACAGGTCGGCGCCTTCGGGGATGAGTCCGGGCATCGCCGGAGCGCGGGTCGCGGACCCGCCCGCCTCGGCCACCCACGCCGCGAAGAGCGGATTGAGCGTGCAGCGCTCGAGCGAGCCCCGGTCGATGTCGAGGGCCCGGTAGTAGACCTGATGGTCGAGCCGGCCGGAGGAGTAGTTGTAGGAGGAGCTGTTCCCGGCCGCGACGTTGTACGGCATCAGCACGCACCGCGCGATCTCGTTGAGGATCTCGCGCTTGAAGTCGGGGTACGTGGTCGTCGGCTGCTCGGCCCGGAACTGGCCCATCTTCCAGCCGGCCGGGAGCGTGGTCATCATCCGGCGGTTGATTTCCAGGGCCTCGAACGGCTTGGCGTCCTCGTTGCTGTCGTCGGGCGGCAATTCGGAGTAGAGGACCGCGGCGAAGTCGGCCGCCGTCTCGGCCGCGGCGAGAACCGCGAGCGTGTAGCGTCGGAGCTGGGCGAAGAGGGGCAAGGCCGCCGTGATGTCCGGGATGCCCCGGAACTGCTGGGGCCGCTTGCGCTCGAACCAGTGGGAAACGGACGACGCCGGGAGGCGGTCATACTCGAACGCATAGCCGATCCCGATCATGTCGCCCGGGTGGACCTTGAGCAGGTGATAGAACGTCGGGTTCCAGGCCCGGTCGAACTCGATCCCATCGACCATGTAGAGGTCGAGGGGCTGGGTGTAGGGCGTGGCGAACTGGTCGGCCTCGATGAGCAGGAAGTCGAGCTTCACATCGGTCGGGAGCTTCGGGTTCGTGATGTGGAGCCCGAACGCCTCGCCGTCGACCGCACGGGCCCGCCGCATCGTCCGCAGCTTGTCGGGGAGCGTGATCGCCTCGGCCCACTCGCAAAAGGCCTGCTCGATCCGCGAATCCGCCTCGTCGTCGCCGGTCTGGAGCTGGATCGAGGGCCCGTTGCCGATCGCGTCGTTCGCGAGGGTTTGCACGATCCCATCGCAGTAGCAATTGCTCCCCGCCTCGTACCGGGCCCGCTCGCGGAGCCGGCGCCGCACCTCGGGATTGTTCGCGGCGCGGGCCGAGAGGAGGTCGGCGTTCGCCCAGTGGCGGTCCGTCTCCACCGAACGCTCTGCCGCGTCGAAGCGCGCGGACAGCGATCGGCGAGGCTCCCGGGCGATGGGGTTGCCGCGTGCGTCCAGGATGCGGGTTGTGGGCACTCAGCAACCTCGATTCACGGTGCCGTCGGGGATCAGGGTCGTGAAGCGGAGCCCGCGGCCGGGCTTGTTCGCCGCCGCCTTGGACGCCAGGTACTTATCCGCCTCGATCAGGTCGGGGATCGGGTGCTGCTCGACCTCGCCCGCGTCGCCCCGGGCGCGCTTCGGGCCGGCCAGGGCGTTGGCCAGCGGGTCGCTCGCCGCCGTCGTCGCGGCCGAGATCCGGAACGTCTCGAGGGAGAGCACCGCCTGGACGCCGTCCACGGTCGCGGATACCGAGACGCTGACCCAATCGCCCTCGGCGTAGGTCCCCGGGATCGTCCCGAAGACCGTGTAGAGCCCGAGGTCGCTCCGGACGACGGCCAGGGTGAAACCCGGGTCGAGGACCGTGTTCCGCGTCGCCACGGCCACGGGGAGCGAGTCCGCGTCGGCCGCCGCGCCCGTGGTGGGATGGCAGAGCGAGAACTGGCCGGAGAACGTGCCGCCCGCGTAGAACCTCACTCGATCACCTCGCCGTGGATGACGGAGGACTGTCCGCCGAAGATCGGGGAGCCGAAGATCCAGGGCACGGCCGGCGCCCCGGTGTAGGCCAGGCCGGCGATGTGGCCGGCGAGCGTGAACTGGCCGGGGGATGCCGCGATGGCCCGGCGGTAGACGAAGGAGGCGGCCAGTCCGGTCTCCGCGAAGGTGCCCGGCGAGGCCCCGACCTTCCGGCCGACCGCGAGCCCCGCGGGATTCCCGGCCTCGATCAGGCTCCCGGGCGCCGCCGTGAGCCGCCGCGTGGCCCGGAGGCTGGCGGGAACGCCCGTTTCGGCGAAGCTTCCCGCCCCGGCCGAGAGGGCGAACTGGCCAACCGGCGTGTAAATCAGGCTTGCTGCAGATCCCGACTCGACGAACGATCCAGCCGCCGCGACGACCTTCCGCGATGCGAGGAGACCGGCCGACTGCCCAGCCTCGGAGAACGCGCCCGCCGAGGCCGTGAGCCACCGCGTTGCGGTCAGCGTGGCGGGATTCCCGGACTCGGCGAACGTCCCGGGTGCCGCCGCAACCTTGCGTGCGGCTCGGAGCGTGGCCGCGACGCCGGTCTCGGCGAAGGCTCCCGCGCCGGCCGTCAGCGTGTAATGGCCGACGGTGGTATACGTCAGGGTGGCCGCGTTGCCCGTCGAGGCGAACGATCCCGCGGAGGCCGACAGCTTGCGGCCGGCCAGGAGCCCCGCGGCGATGCCCGTCTCGGAGTAGCTCCCGGCCGATGCGACGAGCTTCCGTGATGCCAAGAGGCTCGCAGCGGCCCCGGCCTCAGCGAAGCTCCCCGCCGCGGCGATGGCCTTCCGCGCCGCCAGGAGTCCGGCGCTCGATCCCGTCTCCGCGAAGCTTC